AACAGGGTTAAGACCAATAAAATCAAACAAAAGGCTCCGAAGCTGTACAGTGCTATTAGGGTTAAAAGGTTTACCATTTAGTTTCTCGAATTTTTTTATATCAAAATCTTTATACATAGCTGCAATAGCTGCATCAATATTTTGTTGCATTAAATCTTGAGCGACAATTAATCTCATTTTGTCAAAGGGAACGCCATTTTCCTGAGTAGTCAATAAGAATCTAGTACCTGGAAGTAATAGGTTCTTATATACCCAAGCAAGCTTATCGTTATCTTTAATCTTTATAAACTTCTCAAATAGTTTAAATGTAACTAAAGCATCCATGGCTGCGTATGTTTTCATTATGTCGAAAGGGATTTCCTCCCAACGAAATTCGTTTTTAAGAATCCTGTGTTCTTTTCTATAGTTATCTATCCAATTGTGCATTGGCTTTTCGTAATCTCCATAAAGAGTATACTTTAATGCTAATGCTTTTAAGCCATGATGACCTGGATTTTCATTAATCAAATAAGATAGAAGCATAGTATCTTCTATATTTGGAAATTTAAAGTTAAAATGATATTCAAACCATGCAAGGTCGAACTTAGCATTGTGAAAGATTACAGTTTTCTTATTAAATAATTCTTGTAGTTTTGATTCTATTCTTTCATTGATACAATTAGCATCAATGTATGCGGCTTTCTGCCCGTCATAACATAAGGATAGTCCTAACATATATCCATTTCTAGGATACAATGATGTTGTCTCTGAGTCGAGAGCTATGAAGTCATCTTCATATGCGATGGCTTCATCTATAAATTGTTCTGCTAGTATTGTGCGAGTAATTCCGAAAGCAATACTATCATCAATTACCACATCTTTTATTTCGCCCTTAATATATTTAATAATATTATCTTTTGAACTTTCCCAAGTCTTTTTAGCTTCGGGTTTAAAGGCGAGCATGGCAGGATTAATTACTGGTAGAAATTTCTTATCAACTTTCTTACCAGAGTATTCTGTAACTGAATTAATCTTAGTGAAATACTTTAGAGATTCACTTCCTACTAAAATAATCCAATCATATAATGAGGTGTCTATGTCAATATCACAATCTCGTTTTAGTACTTTTTTGATTGCAGGATTTGAACATAGCTGATACTGATCGAAAGAGAACTCTCCTCCGAAGTGTTTAACGTAATCTGTTCTACTGGGTTTAGTTTCTACTAATGCAACTTTAGGCATATAATTTACTCTTTAATTTATCTACTTGTGATTGTGCTAATGCACCAGGATCAGTATGCTTCAAACATATGTTCCTAGAAAGGAGACCAACTCTCCCACACATTGCTTCTATTTTTTCAGCAGCTTCCTGACCGGCATCGTCTCCATCGAAAAAGACATCTATCCCTGACGCGCCTTGTATAGAAAGCATACTTAATTTATCTTCGTTTATATTCTGTGTTCCAAAACAGCATACTGTATTTGTCAACCCCTTATCATGTAAATTTATCATATCAAATATACCTTCTACCAGGATTATTTTTCCAGCTTTAGGTACTACTTTAGGATAGAGTGGCATCTTAGAACCAGAAGGGCTGATTTTATACTTAGGTATTCCATCTGTTAAATGTCGCCCATTAAAGGCAACTATTTTATCAGACATATTACGCACAGGAAAAACTATCCTGTTAATAAAATCTGGATTAGTATGTTGAAACGCCTCAAATTTTTTATAAGTATCTGGACGTATATTCCTCCAATTACCTAAGTAGGGGGTGTAATTAAAAGGAAAAGATAAACCAATACTTTCTGCCCTCTTATTTATAATTTTTTGCTTTAATAGCTCTCGACGTACTTGTAAGTGATTTATCTTTTCGTTAAACAGGGTGAGTATACTACCTTTGTACCCACAGGAAAAACATTGAAAAATCCCTGTGACTCTATCTATCCTCATACTAGGATTTGAGTCATCGTGTTCTGGATTTAAACAATGAACTAAAAAGTCATTTCCTTTTACGATATACTTAATTCCTCTTTGCTCTAATATATCGTCAATCATAGGTCTACTCTGTTATTAATTTTTATTTTAGATATTATACTAAAATTCGAACGGATAGTCAAGAACTATTTTTAGATGTCATCTATTTCTTCCCCAGTCTTACTGCTGTCATCCTCTAATTCTTGAGGAGTTCGAGCAGACTCGGGGCCTATTTTTAAAGTCTCCCAGTTTACATAAGAAGTAAAAGATTCCATAGAAGCTGATCTCATTTTCTGACAGGTAAATGTGGCACAAGCATCATCATGTGAATATGTTTCTAAGGAGTATGCAGCATCCGCAGCATCTAAAATTCCTTTTGCAAACCTGGCTTCTCCAGTAGCGTCAGTTTGATAAGGGGATAAAACTGGAATTTCATAATCTTGCGCCATAGTTTTTAATCGTTTACTAATTTCTACTTGTTCCGTCCAATCATACTGTCCGGTACGAGAAGGAAGGTTAGAGCGTTTTACTTGATTAATATAGTCTACAATGACTATACCAACATTATTTAACTTATTTAATTTCATATCTAAATCAGACTGTATCTTACCAATGGTAAGACTAGGATCATAAATCACGTCCAGCTGAGTCGGGAGAAGCTCGCCTTCTGTTAATTTATCATGAAATTTATCAAAGTCTCTATGTTGGTTATATTCTTTCAAACGCTCGCCTCCGTACTCAAAGCGGTTTGCCCACCATTGAGAAACTCTTTCCCACTCTTGAATATTAAGGTTCTTAGTTCTTAAACGAGCGAGGGGTACATCAGTAGCAATACTACAACAGCGTTGTAAGATAGACCTACTATCCATTTCTATAGTGAAATAGAGAGCGGACTTACCTGATTCAACAACATGATTTGCTACATTAGAGCAAGTAACAGATTTACCCCCACCACGTCTGCCTCCAATAAGTATCAAATCTCTAGGGGAGAACTTCATGAAACTATCGTAATCAGAATTTAATCCGAGGGAAACATATCTGTCAAGTTCTTCATCTGGCTCAAACAAGGTAATATATTGCATACTTTCCTCGGGATTTTTAAGCTCTACTTTATCCTCTATGTGAGTAATAATGTCATGAAGATGTTTGAGTGTATCTTCTGCACTTTCAAATGCAACAGAAAACTCTATATACTTTTCAAGTTCGTTTAATACTTCTTTTTGGGTGTACTCATTCTTTAAGTATTTAAGAAGCATATCAGCTTCCGCTTCTACTTCAATACTATTTATAGCAAATAATTTATCTTTTGTATTAGCATCACGAATTTCGTACTTGAGGTCATCGAACTTGGGGAGTTTGTGATACTCCTCACAGTGTTTATCAATAACACTGAATAAGGTGTGGTATTCGGAAGGTAGATAATGCTTACGCAAGATACTCCAGGTCTCGAAATCCTGTGCATCAAGTATCTGCTTTATTAAAGCACTAGCAATATTCAATTAAGTTCCCCCGAACAAAAAATAAGTGCCGAGAAAATTCTCAGCACCTATTAGATACAACTAATTACTGAGCAGCAGCGGCTGCGGCCTTCTCTCTTCGAGCGGCGCCATCATAATCAGAAGCAGAAATACCACGTCGAGTAAGCATAGTTTTTACTCCTCGTACTGTTTTACCAATTTCAGTGGCGATTTCTTCAACAGTCATTGATTCAATATCAGCAACTTCTGCTAACGGATCAACTCGTGTGCCAGATTTAGTTGTTTCCTGGCGGGGGATTGCAGCAATGGTTCCTGCACGAAGCAAGCTAAGAGCTTTACCACGAACAGAGTTTACTGTGCGATCGAGGGCTTCTGCAATTGCTTCAACAAAAGCACCTTCATGTACTAACTTAACAAACGTAGCTTCTTCAGCGTCTGAATAGGTCTTAACAGTTTCCGGCTTAGGAGTCGGCTTGATGTGACCAGTCAATTCCATAGACAAGATTTTGCCTTGGATTTGTTTTGCTGAGAATTTGCCATCGGCAAAATTTGAAGCAACATCAGCGTAAGTATATTGACCACTGTTGTCAGTTACAAATGACTCCAGGATCTCTTCTTGCACGTCAGAGAATGCTTTGCTAGTATTTGTAGAAGCTAGTTCTACATTGTAACCCATTTTTCGAAGTTTACTAGAAACTGAACGGGTTGAGGTTTCAAGGTTATCAGCAGCATCAGCTACTGTTGCTTGGGATACAGGAGTTTCGTCTCCTACAAACGTTTCGAGTGCACTTGTGCGCTCATCATTCCACTTGGGAACTGCCATGTCTTTCTCCAATATAATCTTTAAGATTAGTGACAATTTGTATGCCTTTATCTAAGGCTTTTAAGGTTTTTGTGGTTTCTATTCCAGTCTCGTTGACTAGAATAGTTACTTTATTTGTTACATTTTGTTCTACAACGTAACCCAGATCTTTTAGTACTTTAGCAGCTTCTGCTTTAGTTTTATAACTAAAGAGCTTCCCAGACATACAAACGATTCCTTTAACTTCACTACTGCTAGTCATTCTATAGAAAAGCATATCATGAGGTAGATTTTGTTTGTAATCTAAAAAATCTGTTTCTAACCAAGCCATTAGATTGTGGGTCGTTATCGGCCCGAGTCCTGCCTTCTTACAGGATTCCGCAGTTATATCAAAGATACTTCTACATACAGCTGAAAGCTTTTCTGCTGCCGATCTCCCAACTAGGGGGATACTAAAAGCTGGCAGCAATAAATTTGCAGGGGCTTTGGTTGAGTTTTCAATTTCTGTAATTAGTTTACTACCTAATTTTTCAGAATTAAGAGCTAAAGAAGCACTTTCTTCATCTAAATAGTACATATCTACTACACTATTTAGACCTAACTTTTCTATAGACCTTGGACCGAGTCCTTTAATGTATAGAGTTTTAGCAAAGTGCTGAATTTTTTTAGCTGATCTAGTGGAGCAATCTTTATTCTTGCAGAATAATAAATCATTGACCCATTCAAGTATTGAATTGCACGAAGGGCAGTTACTAGGCACTTGAATTTTTTCCACTTGTTATTCCTTTTTTGATTGAGCGTATATTATACTAAAGTTTTCAGATAAATGTCAAGAATTATTTTTTTAAAGGTCAATAACCCCATTGCTTAGCCATAGCATCAGCTATTCCCTGGTATGTTAATGATCTGTCTTTACCTCTAGTTTTACTTGGTCCTAACTTGTTTTGCCCACTATCCATTTGATTCGACCACCTTTGGTAAATTTTTCCATTCTTCTTTATTTTTCTGCCTTTAATTAGTTTTGTTGGTTTAAGTGGTCTGAGTCCTTTCAGCCATAAACCAGTTTTTTTACTTGCATCTTCTCCGAAGTTATACGGTTGGATATATTGAGGTCTAGGCATAAATTTTAATCTAGTATTTATACATCCTACTGGATTTTCTAAACATATTTTTGGTATTCCGGACTGCCATAATGCTGTGATAAACTCTAATGCTTCTTCTGTTTTTTCGGCACGACCTGGGATTCTTTTATTCCAATGAAGGCCACTAGAACAGAGGTAGGTACACTCAGGATGGGCTATCA